CCAGCAGTGACAGCACTGAACCTCAACAGTTTGACCTTGGCCAGTGGCGGTACATACACTAACTTGACACCCACAATGGTGGGCACTGGCGCAATCAACACTGCTACCAATACCACACTGACAAACTTCACAGTCAACAGCACATCAGGCACAACCACACTGTCAGCCACAACCACATTGACTGCTACCAGTACTGTGACATTGACCAGTGGCACACTTGATCTAGGCGGCTTTGTGTTGTCTTGTGGTATATTCAGTTCGAGTGTGACCAACACTCGTGCAATTGCATTTGGTAGTACCAATATCAACTTGACTCATACCACAGCAGCAACCACAGTGTTGAGCATGGCCACACTTACTGGTTTCACATACACTGGCACAGGCGGATTTACTGTGGCTGCAATGAGCATCGCAAGAACATTCACCTGTGGCACAACAGGTGGCACATCGGCAAATGCACCCAGTTTGACATTTACATCTGGTGCTTCTGTTCCAACACTGACAACTGGTAGTTGGTTCAATCTTTTGGATTTTGGAACAACATCTTCTACCATTGCTGCCACAACCTTGAACATAAACAGCATAACATTATCCACCACAGGTACCTACACAGCACTGATTTTAAACATACAAGGCACAGGTACCTTGACAGGCAATTCAAAAACCACAGCAGCTATCACGTTGTTGGCTGGAACACTCACTGTTTCTGGTACAGTCACATGTACCACGTTCACAGTGAATGGCCCTACATTTAACTTTAGTTCAGGTACAATAAATCCTTCAACCAGCTTTGTGGTGACTTCAGGCGGTTTCACATATGGCGGAACTGCTGTGCTGGGAGCAACACCAACATTTACACAAACAGCCGGAGCAGTGACATTTAACACTGCGTATGCATTGACTGCCACAGGTACATACACACTCACAGCTGGTACACTGACTTTGGGTGCCAACCTGACCACAGGTATATTCAGTTCTAGCAATACCAACACTCGTTCCATTGCATTTGGTGCAAACAATATCATACTGGCAACAACCACCCTAGCACAAACAGTGTTGAACATGGCCACGGCTACTGGTTTCACTTACACCAGCAGTGGAACTTATGCTTCGGGTACTGGGTGTTTTCAATCCACAATGTCGACCACAAGAACATTTGTGTTTGGAACCACTGGCGGCACCATAACCAATGCTCCTACTCTTTATTTGGTCAGTGGAGCAAGTGTCGCAACAATTACAACTGGTAGTTATTGGAACGAACTGAATTTTGGTACCACAGCATTTACCATTGCTGCGACCACGCAAAACTTAAATTCATTATACTCAGCAAGCAGCACCAGTGTGCTTACTGCATTGACTGCCAACATGCTTGGCACAGGTACCATTCGTACTAATACCAGTATAGGGCCGTTGACAATCAACAGCACCAGTGGTACAACCACATTGCAAACTGGCGGTACATCTACACTGTGTACAACTTGTGCATTGACTTCGGGCACACTTGATATCAATGGTCAGACACTGACCTGTTCAAGCACATTCACATGGACCGGCGGATCATTGAACAATATTGGCGCACTCAACTGCACCACGTTCACGCTCAACGGACCAACTTTTAATTTCACGTCAGGAACAGTAACTCCTTCAACCAGCTTTGTGGTAACAACTGGTAGTTTTACGTACAACGGTGGCACACTGGCAGCAGTTCCAACATTTACACACACAGCTGGTACTGTTCGGTTCAATGTCAGTTACGCATTAACCGCCACAGGCACATACACATTCACAGCCGGCACATTAAGTATCAATGACAGTATAACATTAAGCACAGGTATATTCAGTTCAACCAACACAAACACACGCACAATCAATTTTGGTCTCACTACCAGCCCAGGTTACATTGCACTAACACATACCACAGCAGCAACCACAGTGTTGAGCATGGCCATTGTGACTGGACTCACTGTGAATGCTCTAGGTAAATGGGACGGAACAACATATGACCCTACACAAGTTGCCGGTGGATTTCGATCAGAAACAACAGTAACAAGAACATTCACATGCGGCACAACCGGTGGCAATTCAGCTAATGCCCCTTGTTTGTATGTAACCGGTACAGGTGCCACACAATTGCCCACATTTACCACTGGTAGTTGGTTTGGTGATTTTAATATATATAATTTGTCAACCATGACAATCGCTGCTACCACATTGAATATAAATTCTTTATATGGAGCAGGTTATTATTTTAGCCTTAACACCACAAGTATGAGTTTGAACTTTGTGGGTTCAGGATTTATAAGGTATCAAGGTGACACAAACAACACATTTGGCATACTGGGCACAGTCACAATAAATCATTCTGGCACAACTGCTATGATTTATGCTGAATGTGCAGCTACAACGGTTAACTTTACTTCTGGAACACTAGAATGTAGATATTGGGTCAATGGTCCATTCAGTGGATATGGTCAATTTAAACTAACAGGCGTGTTTACACAGACAGGTGGCACCTGGTATGGTAATGCTGTTTACATATCCTCTTGCACCACATACACTGTCAATGGCCCAACCATAAGTTTTGACAGTGGCTCAATAACTGCCACAACCAGCATGGTACTCACCACAGGATCTTTCACATTCAATGGTGGTACAATATCAGCCTTCCCTGCATTTACTCACACAGCAGGTACTGTAAGAATCAAAAATAGTCAGACGGTTACACTGGCTGCCACAGCTACATACACATTTACCGCTGGATCTTTGATATTGGAAGATGCTGCGGTATTGAATACTGGTATTTTTAGTTCATCAGGCACAGGTACAAGGGCAATTACATTTGGTACTACTGGAACTTATCCTGCAGTTATCAACCTCACACATACCACAGCAGCAACCACTGTGTTGAGTATGGCCACAGCCACTGGATTCACATGGACCAGTTCATATGATCCTAATTATGGGTTCAATGCTGGTTTTCAATCTGCTATGGCCAACACAAGAACATTTGTGTTTGGAACCACAGGTGGTTCTATAACCAATAGTCCTAATTTGAGAATAACCGGTAGTTCCACGCCCACAATTACCACTGGCAGTTGGTTCAACATACTTGATTTTTCAGCTGCTCAGTCATTTACATTACCTGCAACCAGTTTGAATTTAAACTCACTAATAAATGGTTATGCCTACAATACAGTGGTGCTTACAGGACTTACTGCCAACATGCGTGGTCCAGGATTTTTACTTGCATCAAGTGCTTCTTCTATAGGGCCACTGGTTATCAATAACAGTGGCACTACACAGCTGATTGGTTTATATCCCGCACCAACCTATGGTGCAGGAACTTTTAACTGCACAACACTAACCATCACAGCAGGTAATTTTGATGGTGGGGTACAAAAATTCACAGGATCATGCACAGCAGGAGTATTAACAACCACTGGATCTCCTACACTTGTTCCAGGCAGCGTGATATACAATTCTAGTAGTATTCCTGACGGTTACGCTGGTACCGTCATGAGTGGATCTGGCAACTCATGGGTATTGGGTAACCCTGCTACATCTTTTTCTTCACAAGATTTATGGGTTGGTGGTTCTCAGGCGTACCCAACTCCGGCAACATTAGCTTGTTCTAGCACTGTCACGTGGACTGGTGGAACATTAACTAATTTTGGCAGCACCACTGCTTATATATACGGTGATGGAAAAAATAGCATAACATGGACCTGCACCACGTTTACAATCAATGGACCCACATTCAATCACACACTTCAAAATGGTGGAACAATAAATCCTTCAACCAGTTTTGTACTAACATCAGGATCATACACATATAACGGTGGTGTGTTGGGTGCTGTACCAACATTTACGCACACAGCAGGTACAGCGACATTCAACTACAACTATTCACTAACCACCACAGGCACGTATACACTCACCGCTGGCACACTGACACTGGCTACCGGTGTGACGTTGGGTACGGGTATTTTCAGTTCAACAGGGGCAGGTACTCGTGCAATTGGATTTGGTGCCAGTATCACGTCAGGTTCTGTGGCATTTAATGGTACCAGTCAATATCTAAGTATACCCTCAAATGCCGCTCTTAATTTTGGCACTGGTGATTTTACAGTTGAAGCCTGGGTAAATACTACAGCAGCAAATGCAGGTGATTTCTTTATAATATCATCAACTAGTAATGGCGGATTCTTTGTTGGATATAATAGTGCTGCTGCAAGTTATGGTTGGGGTGTAACGGGATATACATGGGATTATAATACTGGTGCTACTAAGACGGACGGGGTATGGCAACATATTGCTGTAACACGAAGTGGCACCAGTATGAGAATATTTGTAAATGGAGTACAAGTTGGTACTACTCAAACCATCAGTACGGCATATGATTTATCTCTTGGAAGCACAGTGGTGGGTTGGCAACAATCAACTTATTACTTCCCAGGCTATATTAGTAATTTAAGAGCAGTAAAAGGTGTAGCAGTATATACAGGTAATTTTACTGTTCCCACAACACCGCTAACAGCAACTCAAAGTTCAGGTACCAACATATCTGCTATCACAGGTACACAAACCAGTTTGCTGTTGAACACAGTAAAAGGCGCTGGTTTTTTAACAGACAGTTCAACATACAATCTCTCTGTGACCAACAACAATGCTGCAACTAGTTCTAGTTTGAATCCTTTTGTGGGTGTGGTCAATCTCACACATACCACTGCTGCCACAGTGGTGCTAAACATGGCAGCACTGGGTGGATTCAGTTACACTGGCTCAGGCGGATTCACTGTGGCTGCCATGACCAACACAAGAACGTTCAGTGTGGGTAACACATCAGGTGGTTCAACAACCACAGCTCCTAATTTGTATTTTACTTCAGGTGCCTCAGTGGCCACGCTCACAACCGGCAGCTGGTACAACAATCTTGATTTTGGAGCCACATCTTTCAATCCAGGTACCACAGCACTGAACATTGACGGCGACTTGACACTGTCATCCAGCGGCACATACACTGGACTCACAGTGTCAGTGTTAGGTACCAGTACTGTGACCACCAATGGCAAAACAATAGTGGCATTGACAATTGGCAGCGCCACACTGGTTGGTACTGCCACTCTAGCTGGTGCTGCCACGCTGAGTGGTGCTCTCACCCTCACACAAGGCTCATTGGATTGTTCAACCTATGCTGTGCAAAGTGCCACGTTTGCCAGTACCGGCACGCTGACTAGATCCATGACAGGATCTGGCACATACACCATAACTGGTTCGGGTGCCACGGCATTTTCCAATGCATCCACAGGCATAACCATAACAGGATTGATTATCAGCATGACTGCTGCCACAGCAAAAACATTTGCTGGCGGCGGAGGCTCGTATTCCACACTCAATCAGGGAGGTGCAGGTGCGCTGACCATTGCTGACAGCAATTCATTCGCTGATCTAACTGCAACCACAAGACCCAGCACAATTACATTCACTGCTGGCACAACACAAACATTCGCTGATTTTACCTTGTCAGGCACAGCTGGCAACTTGGTCACAATCAACAGCACTTTGGCAGGCACCCAGGCCACATTGAGCAAAAGCAGTGGCGCTGTGAGCGTTGGTTATTTGAGTATTCGTGACTCCAATGCAACTGGTGGTGCCACCTGGCAGGCAGGAGCAACATCAACCAATGTGAGCAACAACACAGGATGGGTGTTTGGCGGTGTTGTTTACACTGCTGGCGGCAACTTTTTTCTATTCTTCTAAACGTCAGTTGCGCCGAAATGCGTTTTCAATTGATTCCAGTTTGGTCTGTATGCTTTCAAGATTCACTGTGCTCCACAGGCCCGGATGCATGGGGCGAGGCCAGGTGCCTCGGTCTATCCAGGCATAACCCAGGTGCTCATCATTCAGCACTGGTATAAATTCTTCATCAACCACACACACCCAGGTGTGATACTCAAACATGCCGTCGGCAGATGTGAATTTTTCCAGTGGCACCAGTCGTGTGTAAGTGGGAAAACTGCCCAGTTCCTCCACACACTCACGTTCCATACCGCCCAGTAATGTTTCGCCAGTTTCTATCTTGCCGCCGGGCAAGCCCCATGAACCCGGATGTTTCGCATCGTTGCGTAGCAGGTACAGATATCTTCCGGTGCCTTGACTAAGGAACCAAACCCCCACTGCTTTCAAAGTACCAGACTCCAGGTGCCGCCGGGATATATTCCTTGATAACTTTTGATCCATTGTGTTCCGGTCCATTGATATTGTATGCTGGTGGTGATGTTGGTAACGTACTGAATGTCTGTGCTGCCTTCAGCATTGAACACCACATGCCAATAGTTACCACTGTATTCAATTATGTCATTGGCTTTGGCAATCAGCGGGCGACCGTTTTGACCAATCCAGGCCACAGCAGGGTATTCGTTGTCGTAAGAACCAGTGGCCTCGGTCAGCAAATATCTCACACCTTCCAGATTGCTATCATCTGGTGCTGGTGCCCAAGTCAACGGATTCACAATGGCATCTATAGGATCCAGGGTGTTTTGTGGAGCAGTGTCTTGATCAACGTCAAACAACAAGAATCGATTGTCCGAAGGATCCAGCACTATGGTTCCAATCACCTCAGTCTCATCTGCTTGCAACAAACGTATTTGACTGATACCCGGACGTAACACACCATATACTCCGATCACCGCAGTCCATTGTAAATTGCTGCCGGACACAATCTGAGTGGGAGTTAATGATTCGTTGTCTGGTTCTTCTGCCAAACTCTGCTGTTGCAAACACTGCAATCGATTGTTGATCAACACTGCTGCCCAATTGTACGGAGTGATCACTTGTCTTGTGCCCAACAACAAATCATTGTTTTCTATGGCATTGTGTAAATCGCCGTCAGCATCATACATGCTGGCAACCACACGTTCAATCACACCCAATTTTTTAACTTTGACTGGAGAGCTGATCCAAATTGGCAGGCCAAATTTCAAACTGGCAATGTCAATGGGATTTTCTGTGCCTTGCGGGATGGTTCGCGATGTCCAGGTACAACTGTCCAGTTCTACCACACTCAAACTGGTCCAGTCAAGATAGTTGTCTGTGCTTTGTATTTCCAAACTGGGATTGAACAAGGTCAAAATCTGTTCCAAGAGCTGTAGTTTTTGATTGGTATTGCTGGTCCAGATGTCCAAGGTAATACCCAATCTATAAGGCACAGGCATCAGGCGTTCGATAGTAAATGCGTTGCCTTGTGTGGTTTCATAAGTGTCTGTTGCACTGTCATAGGTTCGCTGTCGAATTGACACTGAATTCACGTGATAGGGTTCTTGCATTCTAGGGCGATCATAGTCCAAAGATGAAATGTAAAAAGTCATCAAGGGTGTGCTGGGCAAACTGCTGGCTGAATTTTCCTGCAATATGGTCTGCACATTTCTAGTGGAATCACCATATCTCACTGGTACTCGCAGCAGCGCAGCTTGTTCTCCGTCGCGACCGTATTGAACTTGAAAGCCGGATACCATTCTGGTAAACTGCAACAAGAACCTACGTATTTGTTCGTCGTAGAAGAATTGGTTAATTTTGATTCTCCTTGACCATATACACTCGTTTGCCGTCTATGGTTTTCCAAGTTTTACCTCGAGTACCGCTTTTTTCTATTTGTACCTGACGTATTTTTTCTTTTGCTTCTTCTGTCATAGTCCACATTCCTGAAATTCCTTTTCTTGGGTGTACTTTGCCCTTCATTGGGCCACCGTCTTGACGCTTCCATCCACCTACATTGGTAGTAGCATGGCGCAATTTTTGCGCTGTCCGCATGCGTTCAATACTTTCAGGACTATGTGTTTTATTTCCGCCTGCTTCACGATTATTATAAACTACTGTGCCTTTGGTACGATAATATTGCACCCATCGTTGTTCTTTTACATTTAGTTCATCTAAGGTATTAGCAACATCAATGATTTCCCAAACAAAAAATTCTTTACCGTATTTTCTAATACTATCAAGCAAATAACTTTTCTTACCACGCCGGGCGTCGGCCAAATGTGCATACCAACGCATTTTGGGATTTGCTTGAACGGTCTGTCCTATATAAACTTTGTTGTTCACGGTGTTTGTTATTTTGTAAATGTGCATCTTTTATTTATGCATCAAGGTAGAAAAACTATTTCAACTGGATTTTTGTCCTGGTTGTGTGGGCGGAAATGGTTTTGGTGGCAAGTTACCACCGTTGTCACCATTGTCAGCCCGGGGCTTGAGCATTTCACTGAGACTTTGACGACTGGGTATATTGCCCATATCAGTGGTCGGCACAGTGTATGTATTGTTAGTAAAGGTGCTCTTCAAGATATCATTGACAGAACCATTGTTGAGATTGGTACGTACTGCATCTTCCAGTTTGACCCAACGCACACCATCCCAACGGAACAGTCTGTTGGGTTGATAATCCAGTCTCAATGCATAATCTCCCAAGGATGGATTCAACGGAAAACTCACTCCAGGTGTGACTGGCAACCCGTTGGGTGCTTCATCTGAGCCGGTCAAGTAACCCACCGTGTAACCAAAAGATGTTGGTGTACCAGTTAGATAACCTTCAGTGTAGCCCAACGACTGTGGTGTCACATCCATGCCGCCTTGTGTGCCATCCACTGTGTTGGGACTGCCAGCATACAGTGTGGTAGAGTTGGCTGGTTGCAAATTCTCAGTGGGCAAAATGTAAAACTTGCTGATATCATAACCACTGAGTGGCACTTCGATGTCGGCCTGTGTGAGTATGGCTTCGTTGAGGTTGGTATCTTTGAGCCTGGTACCTTGTAAATCTGAAATGGTAGGAGGAGTGTACTCTCTCCAATAATTGGTATTGGTAATGTCCGTGCCAGCCGGAGTATTGGTCTTGGCCTGATAATACACATCGCCGTAATTGACTATACTACCAGTGGGATAAAAATTGCCGTTGTCCCAGATCTGTTCACTTACCATGGGTTGGTTGGTGATGGTATTGAATTCTTGTGCATCTGTAAGCGGGGTGGCCTTGACTCGCCACAGGTGCGGCAACCAAGTCACGCTAAATCCTTCGCTGGCATAAGCAGCATCTTGGATGACATAGTATCTGGCCAAGCCAGTGGGCAAATTGGTGTTCAGCGGATGGAAATCTTTCAAATTGGGTATTTCCAAAACATCGCCGTTCATCAGCTTGCGTCCAAATGTATCAATCATTTTGTTGTAGTGGAACGTGATGAACAGCGTGTCGTTGTTCAGGAACAGGCCAAACTGGGTGAGATCAAAGTCAATATCTTGCGAGTTGTACACGCCTCGCATGACATACACATCTGGGTCATATTGCCGATCTCTATTTTCCAGCAGCAGCAAATCTTGTATATTCAGTGGGCTGAGTGTTTCGTAAATTGGCAAAGTGGCGTCTGCGTTGCCCGAAAATGCCGAATCAGTGCCGCCAGTTTCGGGACCTAGATACTTGTGGCAGTACAAATCCAGGCCACCAACTGTATATTGTTCACCAATTATGCGGTCTAAAAATTGATAATCTCGAGTCCGGTTAGGCCGGTACATACTTAGGCGTGGAATTTTAATTCTCCTAACATTAATTGACAATTGTCGTTGTGCCAGCGTACTAGATTTGCCCGACCACCTACAATTTTTTTACAATGCTGACATTGAAGTTTGGGTTTTGGAACTTTAAGTTTTGCACGAGTGTCTTCTGTGTGCTTCTTTCCAAAAAAGTGATTGCTCTCTCCAGTTAGTCTGACTCCAAACATATGATTCTTGTCACCCGTAGTTGCTAATCGTTTCTCACCTTTGCGAGACTTATTAGCACTAATCATAGTTTTTCTTCTTATTTCTTTAGCATCGATGCTCTCGTTGTCAGCACGTTTTCTAGCCGCTTGTTTTAATTTTTCTTTCCAGGGCTCACTGAACTGCCTATTTTTAAGTATTACGTTTAATTGAATTTTAAGATTCTCGTATATCCTTGATGTAATTTGATATCTGGATTGACTAGAATTTTTACTATGCATCATTCTTTTGCAAGCATAGGCCATCTTTTGTTGATCTGCTCCATTTACCATTTTGGTAAGTAACCAATGGCAAACAAAGTGCTCACGAGCAGTGAGATCTACAAGATTGCCTATATTATTACCACCTCCTAAAACGAGGAATAATATGGTGCGTTTCTTTATATGTATCTAATGGTAACTTTCGTGGTTTGGCACGATCAACAATATCATAGTACCAACGAGTATATTTGCTTTGAGTGAAAGTCATCTTGTATTTATGCCCAGGTTGACTGGAAATTCTGTTTCAGTTATAATTACAACATGACAATCACCAAAGGAACCCCATGGCAACCCTAGCAGCCAAAGCCGCAATCAAATCAATGAATCCGCGCAGCCCGGATACCAAATACGTGGGGCACGAACCCGAATGGCGTGTGCAGCCTGAACAAGATCGCAACCGAATCAGCGCAATGAGCAATGCGTTTGGTTGGTACAACTATTTCTACGGCAAAAAAGAAGCCAAGGAAATGATTGTGGCCTATTTGGAAATGCACAAACGAACAAAAGATGCCAAAAAAATCCGTTCGTTGAGTGACAGTCAAATACGACTGACCACAGGCTGGCTGTGCCGCATGACCATGATGGGCCTGGAATTGACTGATCAAGAACAGATCAAACTGGACAATCTCATTGATGATCTGTTGGCAATCAAAGATCAAGCAGCAGCAGAAGTGGCAGAGGCGGACTCAGCTGTCAAACCCAACATCCAGGATCGGCTGCGTGAAAAGATGAAAGAATGTGCCGGTGAATTGGAAGGCATGTTGGATGATTTTGTCACAGCTGGTTGCAAGATGTCAGCTGACTGGAAACCCATTGCACAAATCCGTGGTATGAATGTGGCACCACAAATGGTGTATCACATTGCAGATATCTGGAAAACTAGACTGGCACACTTTGAAAAAGTAGTGGCCGGTAAAGATGCACAGTTGGTTGAAGGCTATTCACACTTGTCCAAGGTGCAACTGCGTAACATCGTGAAGTTTTGCGAGTCTGTGATTTCAGACTGCGGTGCCTATGTGCAGATCAAGAAAGTGGAACGCAAGCCACGCAAGGTCAAACCTGTGAGCCCGGAGAAAAAGGCAGCCAAGTTCAAGCATTGTGTGGAATTTGCTGAACTCAAGCTGAAAGGATTATCGGCAGCAGCCCTGGTAGACAAAAGCGAGGCCTGGTTGTATGACACCAAGAAGCGCAAATTGATCCATGTGGTAGCAGACAGTCATGCTGGCAGTTTTACCATCAAGAGCAGTTCAATCATTGGATTCTCAGTGAGCGAGACACAGCAAAAAACTCTGCGTAAGCCAGCAGAAACTTTGAAAGCCATGCAGGCTGCAGGCAAACCGGCTGCAAGAAAGATTTTCAAAGACTTGACCACAACTGAAACTCAGTTCAATGGTCGTAGCAATGAGAATTTGCTAGTGCTAAAAAGCTGGTAAATAAAGGGGAACGGAGTTCCCCTTTATGTCTGAACAAACACTACCACAACTCAAACAAGCTCTGATTGATTACACTCGCCTGACCTTGGGCGGGCAGATAATTGATCTTGAGTTGGATCCTGAACATTATGAAGCAGCATATCAGCGAGCCATAGGTGTTTTTAGACAGCGGTCCAACGCCGCATATGAAGAAGCTTATATCTTCATGGAGTTGATTCGAGATCTCAACATCTACACACTGCCGCAAGAAGTGCAAAGTGTGAGACAGATATTCCGCCGCACATTTGGTGATGCCACCGGACCGTTTGCATCAAACTTTGATCCGTTTGCACAAGCATCGATCAATGTGTATCTCATGAACTTCAACGTGGCTGGAGGCTTGGCCACGTATGACTTCTACAGCCAGTACGTGGAACTGGCAGCCAAGATGTTTGGGGGATTCATGAATTACACATGGAATCCTGTGAACAAAAAACTACAACTGATCCGCGATCCCAAAAACACCGGAGAGAATGTGTTGATATGGTGTTACCAGCTCAAACCCGAAATTAATCTGTTGAGCGACTATCAGATACAGCAATGGATACGTGACTACATGGTAGCTGGCTGCAAGATGATCATCGGCGAAGCACGTGAGAAATTTGGCACTATCGCCGGACCTCAAGGTGGCGGCACACTCAATGGTGCGGCCATGAAATCGGAAGCTCAAACCCAGATGGATCTATTGCTTGAAGATCTTCGTCGATATGTGGATGGCGCCCAACCGATCACCTTTGTGATTGGCTAAACCTCGTATAAAATGCCAATAAATACACCTGTAGAGGAACAACACAACATGAGTCATTTTGCAAAAGTAGAAAATGGTATCGTTACCCAAGTGATAGTTATAGAACAGGATGTTCTCAACACAGGACTTTGGGGAGATCCTGCCGCCTGGGTGCAAACCAGTTACAACACATCGGGCGGGCAGCATCGCCTGGGCGGAACACCATTGAGAAAAAACTATGCTGGTGTGGGTTACATTTACGATCAAAATCTAGATGCATTTTATGCACCTAAACCTTATGCCAGTTGGATATTGGATGAAACCACTTGCTTGTGGCAAGCACCCACATCAATGCCAACTGATGGTAAAAATTACCACTGGGATGAGCCTACTGTGTCTTGGAAAGTAGTGGTCACAACACCATGAACTCAGTGTTGATAGCTGGATGCAGTTTTGCAGGAATAGCAGCAGGATATTCAAATCCTGCACCCAATATCAATCACACACGATTTCGATTTGCTGACGCACCAGCAGCTGGCAACAGAGCCATTGCCGCTCGAGTAAAGCATGAATTGTTCAGGAATTCCTACGATCACGTGGTGGTACTTTGGTCTGGTATTAATCGCATAGACGTACCAATCACACTAAAAACACACATTAGAACACCTAGCAAGTACACGTACATATCAGTGATGGAACAATGGGTGTGGTATCATTCTGGAGGTATAGCCGGCAGTTGGCAATCTGATGATGTATGCCCAGACACAGTGAAATCTCAATTTCGTGACCAGTACCTGCGTCAAACTGCTAGATCAGCCACAGACACAACACTGGCAGCAATCTTAGAAATTCAAGATCTGTTGGAGTCTCGCAAGATCAACTACACCATGAGTTTTATCTACGACGTAGATCAAAGCTATGATGATGCAGTAGACAAAGTGACCAACACCAAATATCGTACCATTGGATTTGATCGTTGGCCGCAATGGTTGGCACTGGAGCATTGTTTGGGCAAAATTGACACCACATCAGGACTGTACAACATGGTCAATTGGAACAAATTCAATCAGGCCGCCACACCTTATGAATATTGTGCTGAACGAAACTTACAACAAATTGACAAGTTTCATCCCACTGCATTTGGCATAACAGAATGGTTTGACACCCAATTGGGCATTGATCTAACCAGTTAAGTTGTGTGTGCCTGAAGTGTGTTACAATACACTATGGCAGATTTAATGATTGACACCATCTGTTTTTTGTAGTATAATTCTTAACATGAGCTCACTTATGTTTGATATTGAAACACTTGGTGTAGGACCTGCTGCTACTATCTTGACTATTGCTGCACAGAGTTTTGACCCATTGGGAACAGGATACGGACCGCGGCAATACTATGCTCGAATTACGTTAGAAAGCCAAGAAAATCGTAATATTGATGATGGTACAATTGCCTGGTGGGCAACTCAGCCTGAAGCGCAAGCAGAAGCCTTTGCTGAGGACAATCGAATCCCTCTAGATCAAGCACTAGATGAATTAGGTAAACTAATATGGACTAGTAATTATTTGTATGCAAATGGTCCTACTTTTGATTGTACAATACTAGAACATGCCTACAAAAGCTACAACAAGCCGATCCCCTGGCAATATTACAAAGTGAGGGATGCCAGAACCATATATAGTTTGTGGCCCGATTTGCCCCGACCTGCTACCAGTCACCATGCACTGGAAGATTGCCGCAGGCAAATTGACATGTTGCAAGCCACACTAAAACATCTAAACATCAAAGAGCTCAAATGATTATAGGAATTTGTGGATTCATTGGATCAGGCAAGGATACTGTGGCAGATTATCTCACAAACTTGCATGAGTTTCGCAGAGAAAGTTTTGCCAACAGTCTCAAAGATGCTGTAGCACATGTGTTTGGCTGGGACAGAACCATGCTGGAAGGGCGCACCAAACAGGCCCGTGAATGGCGCGAACAAGTGGACACATGGTGGGCAG